CGTTAAGGCAATCAATGAAAAAATTAAAGGTGGATATAGTGTATTAGGCGAAGCTGATCACCCAGATGACCTCAATATCAATCTTGATCGTGTATCACACATGATCACCGAGATGGATACTGACGGTGCGAACGGTATCGGCAAGCTGAAACTATTGCCTACTCCAATGGGAAACATTTGTAAAACCCTTATTGAGAGTGGGTGTCATTTAGGCGTGTCAAGCCGAGGCAGTGGCAATGTTAATGATAGCGGCATAGTTAAAGATTTTGAAATCATTACAGTCGATATTGTTGCAAATCCGAGTGCTCCTAGTGCTTATCCCGATCCGATTTATGAAAGAATTATGAATCATAATCGGGGCAATGTATTAATGGATGTCGCTGAAGCAACTAGACACGACAAAGGTGCACAACGTTATCTCCAGGAAGAGGTGACAAACTTTATTAAAAACCTGAGATATAGGAGAGATTAATATGGCTCATGCAATGGATGAACTATTAAACTCAAGTACGCTCTCCGAAGAGGTTAGATCTTCGATTTCTGAGGCTTGGGACACACAACTAACGGAAGCTCGTGATAAAATCACTGCTGAACTTAGGGAAGAATTTGCTGGACGTTATGAAAATGACAAAGAGCAAATGGTCGAAGCAATGGATAAAATGATCGGTGACGTTATTGGAAAAGAACTCGAAGAGTTCAAGCAAGATAAAGCACAGGTCGCAGAAGATCGTGTATCTTATCGCAAGCACATGAAGGAACACGCAGTTGTTCTTGATAAGTTTGTGATGGAAACACTTGCGAAGGAAATAAAAGAACTTCGCAACGATCGGAACGCTCAAGACGCAAACATGTCCAAGTTGGAAGGTTTCGTCATGAAGCAACTAACCAAAGAGCTCAACGAGTTTCATGAAGACAAACGCTCGCTAGTCGAAGCAAAAGTCAAAATGATCAAAGAAGGCAAAGAGGTTATTAATCAAACTAAGGCAGACTTTATTAAAACAGCCGCAGGCAAAATTGAAGGAATTATGGAAAATACTATCCGTACTGAACTTCATACATTGCGTGAAGATATTCAAACAGCCAAAGAAAATACCTTTGGACGTAAGATATTTGAAACATATGCCGCTGAGTTTATGTCAAGCTACCTCAATGAGGGAACAGAAGTTTCTAAGTTGAGTAAGGTAGTTGAAAGTCTCCAAGGCGAGATTGACAGCAAAGACAAAGCCATTGCTGAAAAGGAAGTGATGATAGCAGAGAGTGCCAAGACCGCACGAATTGCTAAAGACACAGCAGAACGAAAGCAAATTATGCAAGAAATGATGCAACCTTTAAGCAAAGATCACAAAGAAATTATGGGTGCATTGCTTGAAAGTGTAAAAACAGACAAGCTACAGAATGCATTCAACAAGTATCTACCTTCAGTTTTGAAGGAAGACACTAACAAACCAGAAAAGAAGATGATTAGTGAATCTAATACAGAGGTCACTGGAAACAAAGCAGAAGTAACAGCATCAGCTGGAGACGAAGCAAATATTGTTTATCTTCGAAAATTAGCCGGTATAAGTTAAGGAGACCGAAAATGGCAGACAATTTAATGGAAAATTGGAGCGAAACAAAGACCGCTCTAACTGACGGTCTAACTGGAACCAAAAAGCAAGTGATGGAAACCACACTTGAGAACACCAAAGCGTACCTCTCAGAGGCCGCTGGCGCTGGTGCAACTCAAGCTGGCAACATTGCGACACTTAACAAGGTTATACTTCCAGTGATTAGACGAGTCATGCCAACAGTTATCGCCAACGAAATCGTTGGTGTACAGCCTATGACAGGCCCTGTTGGACAAATTCACACTCTACGTGTACGTTACGCAGAAACTTTTGATTCAGCTGTAGCTGGTGATGAGGCACTAAGCCCATTCCAGATTGCAACTGGTTACTCAGGTAATGCAACTACAAATAGAGCAGAAGCAACATCAGCCCTAGAGGGCCTTGGTGGTAAGAAAATGTCAATTCAAGTATTGAAGCAGACAGTCGAAGCAAAAACCAGAAAGCTATCAGCTCGCTGGACTTTTGAAGCGGCCCAAGATGCACAGTCAATGCACGGATTGGACGTTGAAGCAGAAATCATGCAAGCACTAGCCCAAGAGATTACTGCTGAAATCGATCAAGAGATCATTGCTAGCTTAAATTCACTTGCTGGTGCAGCCGCTGATACATACGCACAAGGTGCAGTATCAGGTACAGCTACATTCGTAGGTGATGAGCATGCCGCTCTTGCAGTTCTTATTAACAAGAATGCAAACACCATCGCCGCAAGAACAAGACGTGGCGCAGGTAACTGGGCAGTTGTAAGCCCAACAGTACTAACAGTACTACAAAGTGCTACAACTTCAGCGTTCGCAAGATCAACTGAAGGCGCTTTTGAAGCACCAACAAATACAAAATTTGTAGGTACTTTGAACGGCACAATGAGAATTTATGTAAACCAGTATGCGGCTAACGATGACGTACTTGTTGGTTACAAAGGTGCAACAGAAACAGACGCCGCGGCGTTCTATTGCCCATACATTCCGTTGATGTCAAGTGGAACAGTACTTGATCCAGTAAGCTTCGAGCCAGTAGTTAGCTTTATGACCAGATATGGTTATGTAGAGCTTTCAAATCAGGCTAGCTCACTTGGTAACGCGGCTGATTACCTCAGCAAAATTAGTGTTACTAGCAACCAGCTTCAGTTTACCTAATAGGTATTCTAAAAGTTACG